ATAGTAAGTTCCTCTAGCCTGTAAAAGTGTAATGTAAGCAGGGATTGAACCATTATTGGTTAAAGTTATTTTCATTGTTTTAGCTAATTTAGAGAGGGTTACGGCAATATCAGAAGTCATATCTGTGCCACCACCACCTGACTCGGAGTTAGCAGTATAGTCTGTAGTCGCTACTAAGGTTGTCCAAGCATCAACAAATACCGATGTTCCGCTTACTGAAGCATCAGCCCACCATGTCTTTGATTCACCAGCAGGGATTGAAGGGATTTCCTCTAAAGTCCATAAGGTAGTAATAGACTGTAATTCCCACGGGGTAACTCTAACCTTGATTATATTATAGACATTCTTTGGACTAAGTGGATTAGCTACATAGTTCATAGTATTATCAAATGTAGCTTGCGAAGTCTGATGTGTGGTAGTTGACCTGTGATGTCTATCCTCAAAGTTAAAATACCCTGAACCGTCTACATAAGAGAAACCTTGTTCGCTATCATCCATTTCCTCTTGGGCAAATCTAGCTCTAACATCATGCCCATACCAGTAGGGAACAGTATCCTGTCCTGTGTCTAGAGTTCTCATAGTTGCAGACCATCCAGCATCATCTAATATATGTCCGTGTATAGTCCCTGTTAGAGTGTCTTTATAAAGAGCCGTTGACATATCATGTCTAGAAAGGAAGTCCAATCCATCTGTGGCGGTGATAATACAATCCTGTTCTGAAAGGTGAGGATGAGGTATAATTTCTTCTATAAAGCCATAAAATAAGGGATAGTTAGTCCCTGCGGATGAATAATAAACTTGAATAGGTCGTTTAGGTAAAAGTGAACCATAAAGATTCCCTCCTGATTTTGAGGGAGTGTAAAGACCATTAGCATTTTTTAATGTAACTGAAAGCTGCCCTACTTCAGCCTTCCCTAGTTCATCTGATTTACCACGTGAGAAATGAACTGATTTGGTATTGATGGTTAAATCATCATAGTCATCTATGAAATCACCATCATTATTCCAGTCTACTTCTATAAAATATCCTGAATCAAATACTATTGGGAATGTGTAAGGGAATGGCATACTTCTCCTTATGGCTCTATTGCTATTTGTTGTTCTGCCCCAGTAGCAAATTGTGCCATTATCTGAGTTTTTCCTGCCCCATTATCTTTTATGTAGATTCTAGCTGTATCGGCAGCACCAACTCCTGGAGCAGCCATTTCTGTTAATTCTAAATACCTAGCTCCAAATATATGTCCTGTTGCAGATGGAGTACCTCCAACTGTAGTAATATTTCCATTCATCCAGAGGTCGCCTTCCGTATCAAAAATAGAAACAGTTGAACTGCCAGATTGAATCACTAGCACATTCTCATTTGCACCTAATGCTACCGCACCTGCCCCACTATTCTTCCAGCCTCTTATTTCAACCGCACCAAGACCAGCAGTAGATTTTGTGGTGTCCACTGTTTCACCAACAACACCATCTAAGATTAGACCATAGGCTGCTCCGCCAGCAGAGCTTTTATAACCTCTAATCCATGCACCACCAGATGTAGCCTCTGATTTCTTAATTATTAACCAAGTGTCCGCTTCTGTGAGGTCAGTAAAGCTATGATTAACATCGGAACTTTTACCAGACAATAACTCATTATCAGCAGCACCTTGGTTGATAGTTAAACCTGTAGTCATAAAGGTATTAGCTGAATCGTTTATAAAAACAAGGGAAGACCAAGAAGGAGTAGACCCATTAGAAGTTAAAATAGTTCCTGCACTTCCTATGCCTAATCTTGATAACTGGCTTGAAGAACTAGCATATATCAAATCACCTGTAACTTGATTATTGCAAATGTGAAGCCCTACAGCCTCAAATTCTGCTTGTGTCATTGTAGTACCTACCGTAGAATGAACCAATTCGTCAGCCACTATACGCACCTCCAAATCTCAGCCTATATTTTCTCTGTAGGGTTTTATCTATCTTATCTACAAATATATTCATGGTATCTTCCCTGTCAAAGAATACTGGTTGAGTGAAATTAATTACTACATTCCCCATAGATTCATTAGCAGGAATAACTTTTTCACCAGCGTGTAAATAAGCTAATCCTGTATTTGCTACAATACCGCCTTGTTGATAAACTGGTATTCCTTCTTGTCCTGGGAGTGTTTTCTCAACTTGTCCTTCGCCTACAATGGCAGCTTGCCCATGAGTTACAGCTAATGCCTGAGTCATTGTTATTCCTTCTTGTGTTGCTAATTCCTCAGCAGCACTTCTTGCCCCTGCATGATAAGCTAGGATGGCTTCTTCTTTAGCTATCCCTGTTTTACCTGTTATGGCAGCCTTTAGATTAGCAAGATTAGCTTGCGTTTGAGCAAAATCGTTTACTGTTTCAGTAGCCATTATATAGCTATCTGTTAATTTACTTACGCTTTCTGCCTGAGCATCTAATATATCTTTAACTTGTTGGGCAGTTAAACCAAAAGCCTCCATGACTTTATTTACATCATCAGCATCTTCACCCAACTCAACGAATTTAGAGGTAATTTCTTCTGTGGTTTTACCCATATCAAATAGAGTGAAAATGACATCTTGCAGAGATATTCTCAATCTACCAGCATCACTACGGGTATATTCATATTCTCTACGCATGTTCTTTAGCTTATGGGTAGTTTCTTCAAGGGCTGTTTTCTGTTCTTTAAGTGCCTTAATATTTTCAAGTGCAGCTTCAGTTTGTTCTTTAGTCGCATCTGTATTTTCTTCTATAATCTCAGTGGTATCTTCTAGTGCTTCCCCTACATCTTTTAATGCATCTCTAGCATCTCTTGCATCCTTTACGATTTTTTCAACCCTTATTATATTGGCAAGGTCATTACGAGCTTCTCTTATTTTATCACCTAATTTAGGTATCCACCCTATAAGATTTTCAAGCCCAGCAAGTATAGCATCAACCGCAGTCAGAGCAATTATTTTCATATTAGAGAAAACATCATCCCAAAAATGAATCATTTTATCCATATTTGAGGTAAGCCATACAATTTCCGTTACTAATGCCCCAACAGCAATTAAAATCCCACCGAACATTAGATTGGCAGTAGTGCCTAAGAGTATAAGTGCTGCTTTGAGAGCAAACACTGCAGTAATTATTACACTAACAGCAAAAGCCCCTGCCAATATTGCTTTAACTAATTGAGGGTTAGCAGATACCCACTCTTTTATTTTAGCGATAATGCTAGTAAAGGAATCTAGCATACTCCCTATTGCTGGTAATAGATTTTCCCCGATTATAATTTTAACTTCATCAATAGCACTACCTAATATTCTCATCTTATTAACAGGACTATCCATAGTTCTAGCTAAATCACCTTGGGCTGTAGTGGTGGCTTCCATTAATGCCCCATATCTAGCAGTAATTTTCTGTTGTTCAGTCATCTCTTGACCTTGTTCTATTAAGCCAGTTTTTAAGGCATAGGTTTTAATCATGGTTTCATTGATAACAATACCTAAATCCTGTAATGGTCTAGGCATACCAACTATACCAGATTTGATTTTATCAAAGGCTTCTTCTGGTCTAAGATTATAAAAAGAAGCCATGTCATAGGCTAACATGGTCATACTTTTAGACATTTTTAGTGCTTCATCATTAGTCATCCCCATTGATTGAAGCATAACATAAAATGTGCCAGTGTTCTTTCTTAGTTCATAGGCATTTAACCCTAATGCTTTGCTCATCTGGTTTGACCAATCACGAGCAATTTTAGCATTCTCTTTAAGTGAAGCACTAAAAAGGTTTTCGCTTTCTACAGCATCCATAGCAGACTTAGATACTAACCCCATACCACCGATAATAGCAGCCCCGACACCAGCCCATGCAGTAGAAATGCCATTGATAGACTTCTTAATAGATTCAACCTTAGATTGAATACTACTACCTGATTTATCAACAGCCTTTTCGGAATCAGCAAGTGCTTTCTTTAATTCGGTAGAATCAGCACTAATGCGAGCTATGAGTTCTGTTAAAGTTTCAGCCATTTACAATCCCCATATATTTAATATACTAGGGTCTAATATACCTAAAGTTACCAAAAGAAGGATAAGCCCGATAAGAACATAACGATTAATTAAACTACGAGTTTTATTTAGCTTTACATCCTGAGCTATCGTTGCTATGTCTTTACTTTGCTCTAAAGTCTGTCTGGAGATAAATTCCAAAAGCTGTCTATCGGGCATTTTAGATATGTTTCTTTCATAATCTAAATCGTTATTTATTTCATAGGGCATAGTAAACCTCCTAAGTTAAAGCCATTATCTCACTTATAGTTTCAGATATAGCACTCATCTCTTTAAGAGTGATTAAATGACCCACTTTGTCTATATCTAAATTGGGCTGTTCTTCCTTTAAGAGTGCATAGATTAGGCTTCTCATGGTAGTCATGGTTTCATTCTCTAACTTGTCTTGAATCCTGCCTAGCCCGAATCCCATAGTCTTTTCTATGTTCGCTAATGTGGTCATATCTATTGGAGGTAGCTTGTATTCCTTCTCGTCTGCTAATGTGATTGATTT